TTGATAAAACTTGTTAATCCAAACACAGTAAGATTAGATATGGCTGTGCTAAATCTAAATTCAATTCCAGATTTTTGCAACAACTCAATTTTGTTAACAAAATCAGTCCAGCGATTTCCGTAACGATTAAATTCATAAAACTTGTCTGTACACTCTGCACTGACTGATATCATTGCTGTGGGTATTTGTTTTATTTTATCCAACATTCGTTGGAATCTTTTGACGTCCACTCCCAATCCAGTGTAAATGTTAATCACTGCTGAACTGTTCGATACTGCATCTAATACATCAAACAGTTGATTGTCCAACAAAGGTTCGCCACCAGTTATTACTATTTCTTTTAGTCCTGGTGCAAAACTTTTTATTTCGGCCATCAGCATTTGAAATTGTTTTGTATTTTTAACTTCCTGCTGACTGACCTTCATCATTATCTTGTCTCGGCTGGTCAGTTGGTATCGTGCATCATCAGTGTCAATTTTATAATTGCCGTTGGCTGACAAATCTCTACGCCATGAACTGCTGTATTCTTTACAACAGTAAGAGCAAGACAAGTTGCAATTGTCGTTTAGTTTTATTTCTAATATTTCTGGTTGTGTCTGAACGTCAACATGAGTTTTTATTTTGCCGTTTTGCCATATTCTTGGACTAATTGCACCTTGATCTTCCAACGGCCAACAATTTTCTTCACAACTGGCATTGCGTTGATTGCTTAACATCATTTGTCGTTCAGCAACATTAATGTCAGTATTGAATAAATTTCCTCTGTTGTTGGTTAACCACTGAAAATCAACTGTATGTGACTTTGCTGCATGACAATTGTATGTAGCATTGGATACCAAATCAATCTTCAAATATTTAAATTTGTAAGAGCAATAGTAATCTCTATCAACAGACATTAATAGTCATCTTCTTTGTTGTAGTTATCTTCGTCATCAAACTCTTCTTCTTCCTCTTCTGCATAATCCTTGTCGTTGTCCAAGTATGCAGTCAAGGCTTTCTTTATGTCTGAATCACCTTTAAAGGCTTCCCGAATTTCTTCAACGTCATGATCATGATCAATCAGGATAGACACAATGCTTTCGGCAGCATCTATACGATCTACCACGTTGACGTATCTTTTTAATTCGCCCCAAATTTCGCTTGCTACTTCTGCTGACATTTTATTCCTCCGTTGCGTCGGCTGTACTTACCTCAGTTTTGATGTTCTTGAAGTCAATCATGACTTTGTCCAAGCAACCATCATCGTTCTTTTCCCATGCTTTGCGGAACTTCTTGATAATTTCGCCTTCGCTGGTGGTAAACACTAAACTGTTGCCTTCGCGTTTGAGCATTTCTTTTTTCTCAATCAAATCAACAAGACCACTGTAAGGGCTCATACCTGTTGTGTAAGGAATCTTGACTTGCACACCTTCAAAGGGTTTGGCATAGCGTGTTTTCATAACTTTACAGCCTGCACGAATACCGTTAACGTCTGACACTTTGTTGCCGTCTTCGTCCTCTTTCAGCTTCATCTTCTTCATGGCCACAACAATTGAACTGGCGTAAATAAAACCTTGACCGCCGGAGATTTTATCATCAGGGTCAAACATGTCCTGGCTTGCGTATGTATGGTTGGTACATACCAGACCCACATTGTATGAGCCAAACATGTTTACACAATTACGCACCAGGGCAGTAAGAGCTTTGGGTTTACGACCCAGGTCACCCTTCATTTCGCCAGCATCAAACTGGTTCACGTCAGTAGGAGTCAACAACATACCCAAGCTGTCAATCACAAACATGACTTTGGGACGTTCGCCTTCGGGCAGGGCTTTGTAGTCGCTCATGAATGTTGAAATGGTTTTTGCCACATCGTCAATCATGGCCATACTCAACTTCAGCAATTTGCTTTCGCTTGTGTCCACACCTAGTGCTTTGAGCCAGTCTTCGTCAAGTGCGTTCTCCGAATCAATCAACACCACAAAGATACCTTGTTCTTGTGCGTTCTTCACAATGTTGCCTGAACAGATATATGATTTGCCTGCGCCCGAGTCGCCAGCAAACACTGTAACCTTACCCAAGGGAATACCTCGATTGAAGTCTCCTGAGATCAAGTAGTTCAATGCATAGTTGCCTGTGCTGATCCAGTCTGTGGGATCGTTAAAGCCAATTGACAGGCCGTCAATGCTTTTTGTAATTTCCTTGCGGAACTTGCTTACGTCAAATGGTTTTCCCATGATTATTCCTCTATTATGATATCTTTAATGTGTTGATACTGATGTATTTTAGCATAGGCATCGGCTAGGTTGTCAACCTTTCCGAGCACAAGTTTTCCATGACCTAGTTTTTTATCATAAGGATTTATGTTGTGATTTCTAAGCCAATTAATATAACTTTGATCTTCAAAACAGTTATAGTCTCTAAAACAAATACTGGCTTCGCCGCTGTAATAATGAAGATTTTCCAAGTTTTGATAATCCAATGGAAGATTGTCCTCGTACAAATCAATGAATTCTTTGCCTAACTCAACGTAGTGAACAAACAATGTTCCCGCTGGTATGTTAAATTCAAAATGATCATAATCTTCATCTATTAACGGCTGTCGTCGATATTGATCTTTGTTGAAACTTACATATACCGTTGGTATAGTTTGTTTCTTTTTTTCAATTCTATGAATAAAAAAATTTAAATTCCTAATTGCAGTCTTGAGTTCAAAATTTGCTACTGCAAAAAGTCTAGTAGGTTTTCCAAACTTGCCGGATAGCTGTTCAAATTTTAAATGTAGATAATTAAAATAATCTTGATTTTGATCTAACAAATTTTCTCGAATCTCAATAAAATTTTTTAAGTATCGGTTAATGGTAACACAAGATTCTATTAAAATTTTACTAGACTGCTCCAATGACATTAACCCAGCAAAAGCTTCTTGTTGTTCAAAATTGCAGTTGGCCAGGCACCAGCGCAGTTCTTGTATCCATTTTTGAACAAATGCATTGTTGTTCAAAGTGATAGTAAAAGATGCTTCGCTATTGGTACCTAGCACAACCTTCATTACATTACTTGGCTTGACGGCTACGGATCATGGCCAGGATGTCCTGGGCGTTTTGACCTGAGGCTGCAGGCTTGGCCACTGGTGCGGCTGCTGTAGGTGTGTCGTCTTCGTCAAAGTCACTTGCGGGTGCAGGTGCGGCCACTTTGAGTGCAGGCTTGGCTGCTGGTGCAGGTGTGTCTTCATCCGCATGTGCGGCTCCGGCACCACCAGGTGCTTGCACACCTGCAGGACGGAAGTACTGACCCCAACGTTCTGTGTCGTAAGGTTGTCCATCTACACTGGCCTCAAACATCTCTTTGATGACTTTGAGTTCAACATCACCTGGGCGCTTGGGCAGGAATGTACTCAAGTCAAACAAGCCATGTGTGGCAATTGCCGCTTGTTCAGCTTCGGTTAGTGCTGATTCCTTACGTGCCCACTTGCTTGTGCTGTAATCAGCATAGCCGCCCTTTGATGTCTTTGACACACGGAAGTCCAGGCCACGCAGGGTGTCTGTGGGCATTTCTTCCAGTTCAGGATCCATCAGCGCACCTTTGATGGTGGCAAAGATTTGTGGTCCAATGATGAAACGTCGGATGGGATTTTCTGGAGTCTTGTCTTCGTTCAAGGGGTTCTCACGCACAAAGCCTTGAAAGATGTAACTGCGTTTCTTCCAGTACTTGCGACCCATTTCTTCAAGACTCTTGTCCTTGAACCAGGTACGTACTTCTGCCAAGATAGGACAGGCTTCTCCCCACATCTCCACACAAGGTACTTGTACGTACACTTGCTTGCTATCCCCTTCGCCTTTGATGCCAGCAAAAGGCAAACGAATCATTGCTCGTTCTTGCCAGAAAAATGTGTTTTTTGTATTTGCATCTGGAAGGAATCGCAGTGTTGTACTTTGTCCTTCTTCCATGTTCCAATGTGGATAAATTGAATTGTCTCCACCGGTGGATTGCCCACCTTTGTTGCCCTCTGCTGCCTGTAGTCTTGCTCTGATTTCTGCTAATGATGCCATAGTTTTTCTCCTTAGTAAGTTGCCTATGTTATGTTGCCTATCTAAATGTTTAGATCTTGGTTGCCTGTGACTCACAAACAAAAAAGCGCAAACACTGTAGTAGTATATGCGCTTTTTGTCTACGTGTCAAGTGTATTTATGTCATCTGAGCAAAGCCAATGATTTTATTCTTGCCAGAAGTGCATCGCCTTCTTGGATATCGGTTTCTTTGCCTTCGTAGTAGCTGC